ATACGGCTACTGCTCGCAATCTATTGCCTACCCGTTCGGCGGCGATTTCACGAATTGATTTCGATATTAACAACTTAGGGTCACGGGACTTTGGACTACTCTGCTTACCGCCCTCGCTGAATGTTGCGTATGGGTTTTTCATGTAAGTATAAAAAGCAGTTATCATACCGGCACGGCTTTCAGTCATGCTTTCAACTTTAGCTGAGCTAGCTAATCTACCAGTACGATAATTTAACACATTTCGTGCATTACCATCACCCATATTAGCACTAACTACATCCTGTAGTTGCTGGTTGATTAGGTTCTGTAAACTCAGTAAGTTTGTAACATTAGGACGCTTAACATCTGTTAGCTTTATTTCTTTTGATACAGAAGAAGCTTTTGAAACAGATTTTAAATCCTGCTTTTTAGTAGTTTTTGTTTTTGGGCTAGTATGCTTAGCTGGACGCTTTCGCAACTTAGGGTCTAGTACAAATAATAGGTGTTGCTCAATATCTTCTATAATATTGTTGGAGCCAGATACAAGCTCGTAACGCTTACCGGCTACGGCTTTTGCTAAACGCTGTTTTAATTTAAAAAATATGGCAGCCTCTTGTTGAGAGAACTTATTGTTTAGCTTTTGTCTATGTAGCGTAACTACCACATATCCAGTTCCTAAAACATTTTGTGCTGCTTGTATAGCTTCTGGAGTAGTGTTTTTAAATGAGTACGAGGCGTCGGCTTGAACAGAGTATAATTCTTGTAGTGAGGCTTGTGCAGCCATAACCACCTTACTATTACCTGTACTAACACCTAATTTTAATACTGACTGTATTTTTTCTTCTAGCGGAGAAGTTAAGTTTTCACTACCTTCTGTAGATATGTGTCCTATGTCAGATTTTCGTCTATACTCTTTAGTATACTCATCTGGTAGCAATCTACCTTTACTATCTTTCTTTTGTTTAAAAATAGTAGATATACCGAAACTGGTCTTGGCAACTTCTTTATCTCTAGATATATCACGTACAAACGTATCTATCGCACCAAAACTACTTGCAATTATAAATCTATTAGAATTTCCACCATTAATATATACATACCCAGGATTTTTACTATTAAAATAACCTACTGGTAAATCTTCTATACTACTATATTTACGTTTAGCAATCCTATTAACAGCGGCAACTAGTATTTCATAAGCTATATCATAAGCTTCTATGTGCTGCTTAGTATTTCTGTATACGTTTACCTTTAAAGCATCGTAAGATAGATCCAAAATAGTAGTACGAGTATCTAGTTCTTTTCTGAAATCTTTTTTAAGTATCTCAAGTAACTCAGGCTGGGTATCAGCAATTATATCATCTAAAGTTACTTTTATAGCCATTATGTATAATCCGCCACATACTGGTCCAGTACGCGCTTGATGTGTGCTGGAAAGTTAGTATTCATAATATACTCTAACTGTACGCTGCCGCCTGCACCAGGCGATTTGTTGTTGTGTACAGAGCCGTCATTTTTACGGTAGTAAGTAACTAAGTCTAATGCGGCTAGTTTTAAGTCTTCGGGTACGGTTTCGTAGCCTGCGAAATAAGTAACAATGTAACCGTTTACTAATTGCGGAAACCCATCTTTGCTTAATGCAACTACGCTATCGTCCGCAGTATCTAATACCCAATCACTGAACTCGGTTAGGTTTGCGTATGTTTGTCCGTAGTCTGTGCTTTTTTCAACCGATAAAATTTGTACAACTGGAGCTTCTTTTAGAAGTAGTTTTTCGAATCCGCCTGACGTCTTTTGTACTAACGGTTCGTCGTAGTAATCAACAAAAGTTCTGCGGCAATAAGTTTTAATTAACTCTGAGATTTTTGGTATTAACAGGTCTATTTCTGAGTCTTGATTAGTACTAGATATACCTGCGTAAGTTTTATATTCTGCTTTTGTTATAAGGTTCTTACCCATATATACCCCTTTTTGTCTTTTATAAGAGCTCATAAAGCCCTTATAAAAGACAAGGAACCGAAGTTCCTTGTCAAATAGATTAAGCTACGTAACGTAGAGCTGAAACGCCAGCACCTAGGTTAGTTGTAACTTGAGTCATACCAGTACGTAGACTTGCAACCATAACTTTACGTTGTGTTTCAACTAAGTCTTGTGTGTCGATACGCAGACCGCGTTGGTTACCAACAATGAAGTTACCTGGGTTGAATACGATAGCACCAGCAGTACCGGCACCCTTGTCTTCAAATTCAGCAGATACTAGAACTGGAGTATTACCAACTGCACCAATTTGGCCAGTTAGAACTGTAGCGCTTGTACCAACTTTATCCATTGTTTGGAAGATTGGATCTTCTAACAGGTCGTAGTAATTTTCTGTGCTTACGATGTAAACTAGTTCGCTTGGGTCTAGGCCCCATGCACCTAGGTCACGACGCATAGCTTGTAGCTTAGCAACAGTCATTTTAGCAGCGTCAGAGATATCTAGAGTTACGGCGCTTACTGCATCATAAGCAACTAGACCTTTAACTGGATCACTACCGCTGTTTGTACCACGTAGCATAGCGCGGTCAACTGCGCGAGCAACACGACGGATCATAGCGTCACGAACAACAGGCAGAATAGCCAGCAAGCTGTCTTCTTCTTCTTCGTAAGCCATGTATTCGTTTGTAGCAACTTTGTACGCGTTCAGAGTAATTTCTTTTAACGCGTGTGTTTCTGTGTTACCAGCTGAAGCGGTTGTACCGAATGCTGTGTTAGCCATCCATGTAGCAACACCAGCTTCTGGGTTCACAGGAATAGTCATAACGTTAGTTTGCATTGCAATGTTGCGCAGGTTAGGAGCAACAACTAAACGACGGCGAACTTCGTTTTCCATGTTCAGGCTAACTTCTAGTTCCCAAGTTGCGCTTGGAACGTGAGCACCATACTTTTCAACCATTTGACGGCCGAACTTGGTACCTTCTAGACCTTTACCAGCAGCTTTTGCTAGCAGAACAGCCTTTTCTTTGTCAGCATAAGACATTTCACCGGCTTTGCCATCTGTGAATTGCATACGTGACTTAGTAATAGCTTCTAGCTCTTTTGACTTTTCAGCCAGAGCAGCTTCTAGACCGGCTAGAGCAGACTTGCTGGTTTCAGCTTGTGCTTCTAGGCGCTTTTCAACTTCGGCTAGCAGCTTTTCAGCACCAGTTTCAGTTGGAGTAACAGCAGCAACAGCAGCTTTTACGCGTGCATCGAATTCGGCGTCAGCCTTTTCTTTAGCAGCTTTTTCTGCAGCAGCTTTTTCTTGAGCAGCTAACAGGGACTTAGTGGCTTGCTCAGCGGCAGCGGCCATCATCTTTTGTAGTTCTTCTGGAGTCATTTCCAATTCCTTCTTAATATCGCTCTTTGCTTCGCCGGAGGCTTCTAGCCCTTTAGCTGAGTCGCTTGGGGTAGCAAATTGCATTTTGAAACTCTTAAATTCTTCGGCCGTATCAAACGCCTTAGAAAGACTAAATAGTGTATTTTGATTTGCTGGTACAGACACAACTGAGATTTCGTGTAGTTCCAGTTCTTTTACAACAAACAGCTCTAAGGCTGAATTATATTCCGCATCAACGATACGGAAACCAATGCTAAAGGCGGTTAGCACGCCGTCTTTTACAAGATTAAAAACATCTTCAGCTGCTGCAGAAATTCTTGCTTTTACATACAAGCCTTTCTCGTCAACGCGGTGATCTGTCATTCGTCCAACCGGCTCTTCATGGTCGTGGTAAGCAAGAATTACTGGATTTTTCAAGTAATTCTCGATGCCCTTTTCCCACACGCTAGCTGGAACAATGTCACCGTGTCTGTCAACGTCATTAGTTGAAGCATAACCTTCGATGGTTACGCTATCAATCTTGCCGTCAGCAGTTGGTAGAGGTTCACTCTTAGTAAAAGAACTGTTTAAAAACAGCACTTTATTTTTATCTACCATAATACCCCTTTGTGTTATTCCTTAGCGGAGGCGGGTCGTCCTCCAGTACTAGGATTTGCGGCTGAACCTGCAATATTTGCAGGAATTCGTAAATCATCATTACCAGTTATTGCACTATAGCGTAGTTCTTCACGAGCTTCGTTTGGTGTAATAATACCAGCATTAACTAAAGTGCTGTGGTACTGGGCAATGTCTTTTAGCTCAGGCTGCAAGGCACTAACGGAGCTAGTAATAGCTTCTACGTCGTAACCAAAGTAACGCTCTACTGCACTAATAAACTTACGATTAATTGGTAGTACTGTTTCTAAATAGAACAGACGTAAGTTAGGCGAGATGTTAGCATTATTACCACCTTCTAGTAAGATAGGCGGTACACCGATTGCTTGTGTGATTTTTTCGCCATGAGTTTTAATCGACTGATCAAAATCCATGTCTTTGAAATTTGTTTGTGCTAGTGCGTGTGGTTTTAAGCCCGAATCCAAAATAACTGGACGCTTGGCACCTAGCTTTGTATTGTATTTTTGTAACCAGTACTGAATGGTCTTTTCTTTGGCGACTTGTGATAGGGTATTATCTGTTGTAAGTACTAAGCCAAATATAGCTCCGTTATCAAAGAAACTTTCCTGAAACTGCTGCATTGAGTACAGGATGTTAACAGAACGCTCAGCAGCTTGTAGGCGACTAGCACCACGATAAATACTGTCTGAACTCAAATCACGAAAGTAGAATACTTCGTTTTCTGCAAAATCAACTGCACCGTTGTAACGGAAGCCACGAATAAATGTTTTTGAGTCTGTTAAGATCTCTACGCTTGCGGCTGGCAGGTGGTACATAAAAGTACCGTCAAAATGCACAAACGCGTTACCTTCTAGGATAAAGTCTGTGAACAGTGCAGTACGAAAATCTTGTGCGCTTTGGTACGGGTTAGGGCGAAAGTTAAGTAGTGTATTAAGCGTCTTTTGACGAATACCAACTACAACCCCATCATGTACTTTGTCTTTAATATCGTAGTCCAGTGAACTACAAGCAGAAGCCAACATATTAACAGGTCTGTTAACTGACTCCAGCTTTTTAAATGCTTGTGTGTAAGCGATTTTAGCAACTGTTCCAACTTGGGAACCTTCGCCTTCTGCAATTCGTGTTTGTGCAGGGTTTAGCTTCTCACGAAACCAATCAGCACTTTTTGTAAATATATTCATCGTGTTCCCTATATAAATCTTGAGAACAGTGAGATGTGATTAGAAGCAACTACGGAACGCTCACCTGAAACGTGCTTTTCCCGCTGTAGGTCAATCCAACGTTGCTGCTTAGGTTCTGAGCCAACTGCAGGAGCTTTACCGTATACGGCGTGTAGTGCTACGTGATGGGGATTACATAGGGTGTAAACCTTTTCATATAACTCAATTTTATGCTCTGCAATAAATTCATCACGAACAGCTAAAATGCCTTCGTCAGTTGAGATATCGTAACCGTTTCTGTCGGCCCACGTTTCTAAGAGTATTGTTATCGAATGTAAGTGGTGTAGTTCCAAATCTTTTGTGCTGTCACAAATAAAGCACTCGGATTTTTTATCGTATGCCGCCTTCGCTCTGTCGCGAACCCACTTAACCGGGATACGTTTGTTTGTGTTCTTGGCCATTTTTTATTTGGACCTTCTGAGATTACTAGTATTATACATGGTTAGCACAAAAAAGTCAATACCCGAATTTTTGTTGCAGGTCACACATTTTAACTTGAATATTCGGCCGTAATCGAGTATAATATAATTTTACGGGAAAACTCATGGCCTCAGGAATATATAGATTAACGTTTAGTTCGGGTAAATACTACATTGGTAAATCACTGGACTTGGAAACCAGATGGAAGCAGCACTTTAATAAATTTGCCACTGGCAAAGCGGCGCGACCAATGCAAGTTGAGTACGATCGTTGTGGACTACCAAAAACAGAAGTACTGATCTACTGCCACAAAGACCACATCGACATTCTAGAAGAGCTCTTAATTGATCAGGAGAAAAGCCTGGATATGTTAAACACTACTTACCCAGAAGTAGATCGCACAGACGAAGTAGCCATTCTTATCAACAAAAGTCGTGAGCTCCTACACTTAAGCACACTGCAACACTTGCAAATTATTCACAGTGCTCAGGATGAAATAGACGCAGCAGCCGAAAAGCAAGCCGAAGCCGAGGAAAAAGTAGTGGAATATCAAACCAAAGGTTACATCCTAGACCAAGACTATACAGATGCGGTTGATGCAGCACAAGGCTGGTGCGATAAGTATCGTGAAGCCCAAGACGAACTAAAGCGACTTGAAAAATTGAACTGGTTTGACCGACTTTTTAATTACAAGGTATATGTATAAAGAGCATAACGAATCGCATCAGCCATGTGAGAGTAGTCATCATGCTTTGGACGTTCTTTCTGTAAGCCTTCTTTGGTATCCCAGCGATACTGGTCAAACACCGCTAGTGCGTGTGTGCAGTGAGGAGTTACCTTTAGGCGACCTTGAGCCACCAGTGTTTGCACATATGCAATTCCGGGTAAGACATCCTTTTTAGCCTTGGTTGATGCCAAGTCGTAGATATAAGCCAGGTCACTGGCAAACTGTGCGGCGGCACTATCAATAAAGATAGTTTCCACGCCCCACTTTGCACACAACTCACGGAACTGTTCTGCGTGCTGTGCAGTAGTGGCTTCGTTGGCCAAGTATTCATCAACTATCCAAAACACATCACTAACAGCATCGTAGATAATTACCACAAAAGCAGTATAGTCACGATAACCAGGATCACAGCCAGCAATAGCTTCGCCAATCAAATCAGGCGGCATTTCACACACATCTGTTTCAGCTAAGCTATAAATCTGACCCTCAAACACTGTAAAACTGGCAAGGTATTCTTGTTCAAATTCAGCTTTACTCATAGCACGACGAGCTTCGGCAACATCCGACTCAGCCATGCGAGTGTTTTCGGTGTAGTCAGCTTGTAATGAGACCCACTCTGGAAAGTTAGGATCAAATCCACGTTGCCAAAATTGAGAGAACCAGTTGTTACGACCACGCGGCGTCGAAATAAAAATCGCTTTGGCATTGGGCTTGTCTAGAGTAGGACGTAGCGCAACGTTAAACGCAGCTTCACCATCTTCACCAAGCGCAGCTTCGTCAAAAATAATTAGATCATAGCTGCGACCAACGCAACTATCCACAGTGCTCAGCGAACCCATGCGAATGGTCGATCCATTTTCCAGCTCAATAATCTTGTCTTTTAAGTTATCACGGGCCACTTCTAAGTCAAAGTGCTTGATCAGCTTGCGTTGTAGCTCAAAAGAGATCCCCGACAAGTTATAGTTGGGTGACATGATAAGGACGTTGGATCCTGGTACCAGGCTCACTAATTGACCAACCACGTTGGCAATGTAAGTCTTGCCCAATCGACGCGCTAGCGCGGCGCAAACAAAACGGTACTTGGGATCGTTGACTGCGTTGATTAGTGCGATTTGTGGTCGGTTGATCGAATCCCAAATGCCTAAAAGTTTAAGGTAATTGGTGATAGGCAGCTTAATAAACCTGCGATCTGCTGGAAACTCTACAATATGTTCGCGCTCTACGTCTGGTCTGCTAATAGTTAACATTAAACGCCGTCTCCACTAATCAGCTTTGAAATAAGGCTAGAATACTTGCTTCCATCCAAGCCCTCATTGATCTGCACGTTAACTTGCTTTTGTGGACCGCTGGGTGATGCACGCAGCTTTTCTAACTGAATTTCACGGTCTAGTAAGTCCATGCTCATCTTATGCGATATTTGTAGCAGTTCAGCAATGTCTTTGGTCGATCCAGTGCCGGCCTCATGCAGCTCTTGGAACTTTTGTTTGATAAGTGCATCCATGGCTGCACGCATTTCAAACTTGTTGTTGAATCCAGTATCCATGAAAACGTGGTCGATGTACGCCTTGACCTCACGTCGGCTTAAAATTTCGGTTACCAAGTCGGGGGTGAGATCCAGCTCGTCAGCAACACGACGGGCGTCTTGCACTTGTAGGTAGCAATTGGCCACTTCCAGGGCTTCCGGGGCGATTTGCACAGTGCTTGCAGGTAGATTTTGTGTCATAGGTAGTTCCTTTGGGGTGATTATAGCACGGGGGGTAGCGTGGACACAAGTGTGGATTTGGGGTGGTTGGGGCGGTCCGGGACGGTGGGGGCGGTTTGGTGCGGCTTAGGGTCGATTGTGATGTGTTGTGGCACCGTGAGTGTTTCTGAATTTTTTCTCATATAGGCCGCGTGTGGGTGGGCCCCCTGGCGTATGTGAATACTTTAGTCTACTAACCGCCCCAGTCTGTAATACTTTTGTTTGCAGAGCGATTTGTGAACCAAATAACTAATATGTAACAGTTTGTAACAATCCTAAAATTTTGTGTGAAAACTCTTGCACAATGGCAAAACCCTGATATAATAGATACATCGCAACAAGGAAACGATATGACGAAAAAAGAAATCATTGACGCTATTGGCTTTGCCGCTTGCATCGCTCTGCCCTTCGTGATATACTTTGCTTTTGTGATGAAACCTTAATTAACCTTGACCTTTCAGGAGATTCTAAAATGACTGCTAAAACTGTGAACTATACCCCCGAGCAAACTGCCCAAATGGTTGCCGACTACCAAGCTGGCACAACTGTGGAAACCATCGCTGAAACACTGGGCAAGACTGTGCGCTCGGTTGTTGCCAAACTGTCGCGCGAAAAGGTTTACCAAGCCAAGACCTATAAAACCAAAACGGGCGAGGCCGTGGTTAAAAAGGATGAATTCGCAGACTACATTGCCCAAGCATTGGGCATGAATGAAGCTGATGCCGATTCGCTGACCAAGGCCAACAAAACTGCATTGAAAGCCATTGCAGATTTCATCAAGGCTGAAAAGACCTGATAGATTGTAGGGGCTTTGGCCCCTACTCTTGCAACTGTGCTATAATACACCCATGAACACAAATCAATACATTGTTTGGAATATGTCGGGCGCATACTATGATGCCCTCATGAATATGTGCCCTGGCTGGGTTTGGACAGATCAAGAATTTGAAGATTATTTTGCAATGATGACAGGGGCATAACATGAAACAATTTATTGATTATCTCCAGCTTAAAAAGCCCATTACACTCAGGATTATTCCACGTAAAAATTCAGAATGTGATGCTGAATATGAGGCAGAATATACAGAACGTGGCAAACTATGCGAACACGTTATTACTGTATATACAAAAAATCCAACACGTGATTTTGATGTATTGATTGCCCATGAATTAATCCATGCTTGGCAGGAAGAAAAGAAATTAACCGAAACTCACGGGCCTGCATTTATTAAACGTGCGCGCAAAATGGAAAAGGATTTTGGTTTGCGTGAAATTTATATTGATGGAATTGATGAGGAATGAATACCAAGGTTTGCAAACAAAAATGAATACTTTTGTTTGCAGATTTGCGCCAATATTATAACATATAATATTTGGCCGTGTCAAGGGCTTTCCCATAAAAACAACACATTTAATTGTAACAGTCGGGGAAAATTGTTACACTTTTATTTTGTGGGAATTGGGGACAATCGGGGAAAATCACTGTATAATTGATACATCGACAACGCACTAGGATGCAAAAATGGCAAAGATCACTAAAGTTAGCATTTACGACATGGATGGTACTATTGTTTGCAGTTTGCACAGATACCGCACAATTGTTGATGATAATGGCGAGCGCATTGATTTGGACTACTGGCGCGAAAATGAATACCGCGCAATGGATGATTCTCTGCTACCATTGGCCTCACAATATCGCCAAGATTTATCCGACGAAAATACTTTTGTGATTATTGCAACTGCCCGTGTTTTGCGTGACGCTGATAATCAATTTATTCGTGATGTACTGGGTGAGCCTGATTATATTATTTCACGGGTAGATGGTGATACTACTTCAGGCGGTAAATTGAAAATCGCGGGTTTGGCTAAGTTTTTTAATCTGAAAAACTTTTCAAATGCTGAATTTACATTCTATGAAGATAATACCACTTATTTGAAAGCGGTTTGTGATCGTTTCAATATTCGTGGGGTTTATGTTCCCTCAAAACAAGGCCACTAAAATATAATCCCCTAGGGGATTATAGAATACAGAAAAACTTTCAGAGAATTAAACGGGTAATACCTTTGTTTGCAAACCAAAATTGAATACTTTTGTATTCAATTTTGCGCCAAAATTATATCATATAATTTTTGCCCGTGTCAAGGGGTTTTGCCAAAAAACAACACATTTAATTGTAACAATTGGCGGCGCTTGTTACACTTTATTTTCAAAATTTTTTGCGTGGGGCTGGCTTTTGGGCCAAAACTGGCTTATAATACATACATGGCGCAAACGATGCGGCATCCGCGACAATCCGGCGGTTCCGGTATTTGGAAACAAAATGGCTAAAAAACAATTCTTCGCAATCTTGGACACTGAAACCACAATTGAAAACACTGTGGCCGATTTTGCCATTATTATCGTTGACCGTCAGGGCAAAATCCATAATCAATGCGCTGTTTTAATCAATGGGCATTATAATAATTTTGAATTGTTTCACGACAAAAAAGCCAATGATATTTGGGGTTATGCGGGTTTGGAAAAACGCAAAGCCAATTATGTCAAAATGCTTGATTCAGGCACTAGAATGCTTGCTTCAGTTAATGCGGTTAATAAATGGATTAACCAAGCCATTGGTAAATATAATCCTATTTTGACTGCCTATAATCTGGCTTTTGATTTGGACAAATGCAAAAATACTGATATTGATTTGTCGGGTTTTACTGAAAAGTTTTGTTTGTGGCAAGCGGCCATTGGCAATATTTGCAATAAAAAACAATATCGTGATTTTGTTTTGCAAAATCACCTTTTTAATAAACCCACTCAGCATGGCAATATGACTTTTTCCACTACTGCCGAAACTGTATGCGGTTTTATTAACGGTGAATTTAAAATTGAACCACATACTGCCCTTGAAGATGCCCGTGATTTTGAACTGCCTATTTTGCAAGCCATTGTAAATAAGCGAGACTGGCGCGAGAAAATGGCCCCATATAATTGGAAACAATTTCAGGTCAAAGATCACTTCAAAGCGGCTTAATAATAGGGGGCGATTATGAAAGGATTATATATAATCGCCCTCTGTTTGCATTTGATTAACGATAAAAGGCTAGAATCAGAAATTGATAAAACCCCTTTTATTATTCAAACTGAAACGGAGATTTTATAATGGAATATATTGGCTGGATTGGTGGCATTTTATTGGCATTTTGCGGATTGCCTCAAGCGTGGGAATCTTGGAAAACTGGAAAATCTGACGGATTAACATGGGGATTTTTGATTATGTGGGGCATTGGCGAATTGTTCACAATTGTTTATATTATCCCAAAATGGCATTGGCCCTTGATTTTCAATTATACGGCAAACATTATATTTATTTCGATTATCACTTATTATAAAATAAAACCCCGAAAATAATAAAAGCCCCATTAGGGGCTTTTTTGTGCTTGCAAACAAAAGTTTTACATTGCAAAAATGAATACTTTTGTTTGCGGGCGCGCCAATTATACTATTATAATTGTGGGCGTGTCAAGGGTTTTTGCCAAAAAACAACACATTTAATTGTAACAATTGGCGCTGACTGTTACAAATTATTTTTGGGCATGGGCGAAAAATTGGGGTTTTTTGGTGTAGAATTGTGGCATGGACAAAAAAGCCCTTCTCAAACACCTGAAACTCGAAACTGTAATGATTTGGGATTCACTTTGCGAAATTTATACACCTTTGGTTCACTACAATGAGCCAAAAATAGAACTTAACCCTTACTTTTGGCGTTGCGCTGGACAATGTTTTCAGGATGAAAACCGCATACAAATGGGTTACAAATTCTTCAAAGCTAAAACAGAATACTTCAATTACATGATGGATGTAATACTTCCGCATGAAATTATACATCAAGCCGATTTTAATTTGTTTGGCGAATCTGAAAAAATTTGCGGCCACGGCGAAAAATGGTGCGAAATTATGGTAAACTACGGTTTACCCGCTGACCCTTATCACACAATGGAGATTTCAAAAAATGCTTAATATCTTGTCTTGGTTTGGTACTTTTGTTTCAATTTTGGGTTCGTTTGCAGTTGCAAGCGCAATGTTTAAAATTGGCTATGTTTTGTTTACTTTTGGTTCCTTGTCTTGGCTTATCGTTGCATTTTGCAAGCGAGACAAAGCCTTGGGCGTTTTGAACGGCACATTTTTTGCGGCTAATTTGTTGGGTATTTACAACAACTTTTTCTAATACTCAGGTTTGCAAATAAAATTGAATACTCCGGTATTCAATTTTGCGCCAAAATTATAGCATATAATTTTGGCCCGTGTCAAGGAAAAAATGCAAATAATTTGCGTTTTGTTACAATTTATTTTTTGAAAAAATTTGGTTATAGGCTGGTTTTTTGGGGCTGGCGCGTGTATAATAGAACACATGGCAGGCAATGATCGGATTGCCTGACAAGGCAAGAAAAAATAAATTTTCTTTTTTCTTGCCAAACGCTCAAAACGTGATATAATAGATTTTTAAACTGAAGGAAACAAAATGGAAAAGACTAGCAAAACTGTCAACTACACTGAAGCCCAAACCACTAAAATGGTGGCGGATTATGCCGCTGGCGTGACCGTGGAAACCATCGCGGCTGAGTTGGGCAAAACCGTTCGTTCGGTTGTGGCAAAATTGAGCCGTGAAAAAGTTTATAAGGCAAAAGAATACAAAACCAAAACTGGCGCTCCAGTTGTGAAAAAAGACGCTCACGCTGACGCAATCGGCGCGATTTTGAAAATGACTGAGGCTGAAATCGAAAGCCTTACAAAAGCCAATAAAACGGCATTGGAAAAAATCTTTTCCGCATTGGCAAATTCTAAGCCAATCTGATATAATAGGGCGAAAGCCCTATTATATGGGATAATCCCATATAATAGGATTTTTTCAAAAGGAATTAAAATGGCTGAAATTATCGGCAGACTTTTCGGAATGTATTTTCTGGTTTATCCGGTTATATATTTTGTTTATAATTGGTTTATTTCGGAAATCGGATATATTGAATATCAAATTCCGGGTTTTTGGGTTGGAATGGCTGGATTCTTGCTTTTTAATATAGTTAAAAATTTGATTTTTCGGAGAAAATAAAATGCTTTTTAATTTGCCAAGTTTTGCAGATAAACCCCTGATTTTGACATTTGCTCAAATCGGAATTAATCCACAAGATTATAATGGCTGGCGATTTGAGAAAATCCGCCCCGATTATATTAATCGAGCCGCTGATTATATGCTGGAATTTTCTGGTGATCGTGATTATGAAACATTTGCCCATTATGAATGGGAAATTGATTATCTCCAGCAATTAATTAAAATCCCGCGTTCGGCATTAATTTAAACAAAACCCCGATTAATCGGGGTTTTATTTTGCCCATTATTTTTTGTAATACTTTTGTTTTCAGAAAAAATTGAAAACAAAAGTATTACTTTTGGCTGCGCCAAAATTATACCACAATTTTGCAGCCCGTGTCAAGAAAATTTACAAACTGTTACAATTACGTTGTTTTTGTGCAACATGTATACTTTTGTTTTCAATTTTAACAAAAAATGAAAAATGAGTACTTTGGTACTCAGCAGGTGCACACCTGCGCCAAAGTGGTAATCCTTGTCAAGTGGAAAACCTTGGGCCTTGCGCCAGTGGTTGTTCAAGTGCAAAAACTCACACGAGTCGCTTGCGCCCATTATACAGTGTTAAACCTTTATGCGTCAAGCAAAAATTTTTATATTTGATCGCCCAGCCAAAGTTTTGTATAATTATTGTATTGATGAGAGGGAAACCAAGATGACAACAGCTGATTTTTTCGCAGATTTTCATTACGAACAGTATTCAGAATTTGTGGAGGCAGAGCTCCGCGAAATGTTTTGTGATACTACCCCACAAGATGAAAATTTTGATCTTGATGTTCCATTCTGATTACCGTATAATAGAATCTTAGACAGCGCAGAAACCAAAACGAAAGGACATATGATGACTGCAACTCAAACTAACTATACCCCAGAGCAAACCGCTGAAGTGGTCGCACGCTACCAAGCAGGCGAAGCTGTGGAACTCCTGGCCACCGACCTGGGCAAAACTGTTCGTTCAGTGGTTGCCAAGCTCTCACGTGAAGGCGTGTACGTGGCAAAAACCAAAGCCAAGGGCACTGCACGTGTTCGCAAGGCTGACCTGGTGGACCAACTTGCTGCCAAGTGCGGTGTTGCGGCCGAAGTGTTTGAATCACTGGAAAAAGCCAATCACGAAGTGCTGGAAGCACTGGTTGCCAAGCTTGCTTGAGCTTAGGGTCACAAAATCTGTACTTGATACGTGACCCATAATTTGATATAATAATATCTTAGACAGTCAGGAAAGCGACAATAGACAGAGTAACAAATAGTCGCGTTTTGCAACGACAGCCTACCTCACCAACTAGTCTGATTATGACATAAATGTAGAGTCTGTTTCATAGTGCAAGATACAGCACCAGATTGTTAATTTTTCTCTTGAACGGCCATCTTAAACGGCGTATAATAGAGTTATAGATTGGGTGACAGCGGCAGAGCATAAAACATATAGCAAGCTCTATACGTCTTAATTGTGGGAAAAGAGAATTCCGAGCCACAGCCCTTAGCAACCATAATAGAAAGCTATCAGCCACGTGCTGGTGGTGAGAACGAAAGAGAATCAGGTTATACTCACGCCGAGATTATGCGGTAGGCATACCAAGTAGTCGCTGATCCTATGGGATTCTTTGGTGCATAGACAATAAGCCGGGTGATACAAGACAGCAACTCTTGTGTCCACGCGAGAATGTTGAGCCAGAGGCGGGTCACGGGTGTACGAAACTTATTCTGCTAGTAATTCTCCGATAGCTTTCTATTATGGGTGTTATGCGAGTCCAACTTTGCTGGATATAACAACTTAATGACCACCGAATGCTAGTGGTCGCCCACCAATTTTCACGTCGTCTAATACTAGATAGGACATCTGCCCTGGACCCGGGGTGGAGATGCTGAAGTACTGATTCAGCCGTGAAATCTTAACCCTCTGATGAGCACATGCAAGTTGTGCGAAACTCTAAGTGTCGGGGCAATTGTGCGAGACGTTCCCAAGTCTCCGATTGCCGCAACTTAGGGTCAGGACGAAACCCCACGATAACGAAAACCGGACGGAATTCGCACTGAAAGTGTTGCCATTGGCCCCTGGATGTGCAGACGTTCCCGAAGCCTAGTAGTGCTGTGGTAATGAGTAAGCCTAGTGTGAGAACAACTATATAGTTTCCGTCTTATCTGGTACCGACGCTAAATGGTCTTGGTAGATTGGCGCACTTACGCCCCCGTTTTGGCCCTCGTTACTGCGGCCCGACCCTAAGTCGTTAAAAGTAGTGCAAAGGCTTTGACTGGAGCACCGACCCCAAGTCGTTAAAGGCGTGGTTGCCACAGCAATGTGGATAGGCATAGCATCCGAAGAGCCGCAAGGCCACCTCGTAGGAGATACCAACAAAGCCCAAAGTTGTAAAAAATGTGGTGGGCAGAAGTGCCGAACCAATACTATCTCCCCTGCTAGAGCTACACAGGCAATAACCTAATGCCCTGCGACCGTGCTCAAGTTTAGGGTCAACGCAGTTAGTGCGAGTGGTACTCCCAGTAAGTCGTTGTTTGAGATCAAAACTCAGTGCACATGAGTTCAAAAGCCCCTTGGCCCGCAAGCCTTGGGGCTTTTGTTTTGCCCATTTTTGCGAGGTTCTGCGCCAAATTATACCAGTGGATAAACTATTGTGTCAAGTGTGAATTCTTGATCTGACCCTAAGCTGCAGTATGCGGCAGCAAACTTCGACAAATTGCTGCACTCCAGGCTAGCAAACACAGACGTAAAAAAGCCCACATAATCTCTGTGATTATGTGGGCTTTTGCGCATTTAAGTTAAATTATGTGCGATTAGTGCGATTTAGGGTCAGAAGTCTCGATTTTAGTCGATAATGCTCGCTCGATCATTACTAACACGGTTTTGTTGACCTTTTCTAATGACTCCAGCAACTCCAGATTGGTGTCCAGCAGGGTAGCAATGCGTTCG